CTCGTCCACCTGACCAGCTCTTGCATACATACAATAATTTAACAGCAGATCTTTTTCCTGTGTTTCGCTTTCAAAATCGCATTGTCCGATTTTCCCCTCAAGATACTTTTTCCCTCTTTCTACAATACCAGAGAGCTTTTTGCGCTCTCTGATATCCATATCCCATGTAATGTCCAGAAAATTTCTCACATCTTCTAAAAGATCACTCATGATTATCCCTCATTCTTCGTTACCGTCACCTGATACGTCTTGGTTGTCTTCCCGTCTGTTACTTTTGCTTTCACAACATTTCCAGCCCCAGAAGCCCATGTAACTCTGCTGCCGTTTGCAATCGGTTTATCATTGTATGTCAATTCCAGTTCTGCAGTACTGTCTGCAATTACCGCCTGCACCGTATTTGATGCATCCGTTGTTGTCAGGGTGTATGTCAATTCTCCTTCTGTAAATTCTGGTGTCAGCGTGTGTCCACCCACCTTAAAATCTGCAAGATTTGCATTTTCCACATTTTCTACACTTGGAACAACTTCCACTTAAACCCTCTCATCTTCCAGGAATCTGTAATCATCTGAATACAAGATTCTTCCGTTATTTTCGATTCCAGATCCCATGAAGTAAAGCTTTGCCATACCAAATACAGCCTTTCCGACTCCTACCGCCGGAGACTGGATCACATCGATCGGGAATGGCAGTGTACTTACATATCCACCGCCCGGCGCTGGTCTCTGTGTTGCCGGAAGGACTTTACTGAAATAATCTGACGGATTTACCACCAGAATCAGTGTGTCTACGGTTCTTGCCTGTCCTTTTTCATTGATTGCCAGAACAGATGCTAATTTTCCAAGCTGTACATCATTAAGCTTTGTAACCTTTACTGCTTTTTTATCCGGATATACACCGCCTTTGATTGTAACAGAATCTCCCACCTGTTTTGTCATACCGATCGGCATATCTTTTCCTGTTCCATTGATAATTCCGTCTTCCAATCCATTTGCAAGTGCTTCATACAGGACCTGTCTCACATAATTGTCCAACCATTCCGCCCCAAATCTAACATTGCTTTGCACACCGGAAGAAATGCTGACAGTTTGCTCAGTGTCACATCTACCTCTTTAAATCCGGATGTCAGCTCCTGGATGATATCTGCGCAAAGTTTTCCCCATGCTGCTTTCTGATATCCATTCGTATTCATCATCATTCGTGTCAACCCTGTTACGGATGTAAACTGGATTTTGGACAACAGCGGATGATCTGTTTTCAAATCTTCGAATACTTTGTCAATTACAGTATATGGCATTACCACATCCAGATTCTCTACTGCCTGTTTTGGATTTGTAGATTTCATTGCTTCTGCAAGCTTCTGATAATATTCTTTTTCTTTGGATGTCAGCTGTCTTACGCCGCGCTCAGACAGAATTCTCTGATCTGCTTCTTCTACGATTCCCCGTGCCTGTTCTATGACACTTTCCTGAATCTTATCGCACAGCTCCACAAACGCTGCCTGGAACTGCTCTGCATCTCCGGCTGTGATCGCCTCATTCATCTTCTGTACAATTGCTGTTTTTTCCATTTCTAATACATCTAAATTTTTCCTTAAATCATGCCTCCTCTAAAAAGATTTAATACGTTGTTTTTTCTTGGTTTCTTGTCTTCCTGTGGTTTCTGCATTGCTGCAATCTGCTGCCGGAAGCTCTCCTGACTGTTTAACTGTCTTTGCATATCGGACAGCTTCTCCAGAATCTCTTCTGTATTGACCGGTTCTGCTGTCTTTCCCATGATCTCATCAATGAGTCCATATTCCAGCGCCTTTTCCGGAGTGAGGTAAGTCTCATTTTCCATTAACTCAATCAACTCACTTTCCTCAATCTTCGCCCTTTCCAGAAAAACCTGCCGGTTTGCTTCCATCATGTCATCCAGATCATCGGCATATTTTCTCAGTTGTGTTGCATTGCCTGAGCAATACATCCACATATTGTGTATCAGTGCCGTTGTACCTAAACACATTTTTCTTGTGTCACACGCCTGTAGAATCAAAAACGCAACACTGTGTGCTACGCCATCCACAATCCCGACTTTCTGGTTTTGTTTTTGCTTCAGTAAATTGTAAATAGCAACGCCCTCTTTTACGGATCCGCCATTTGAGTTGATATGCAGCTCAATTGTCTGTCCTTCTGGAATTTCACTCAGTTTCTCTGCAAAATATTTTGCAGAAGTCTCCGAGTCCTTATATTCCCATTCGTTCCAGTCAAATTCTCCATATTCTGTCACATCATCATATATGTACAGAAGTGTTTTGTTCTCTGCCTGAACAGGCTCCATTCTCCAGTTTGTTATGTTTTTCCTTGTCTCACCTCTTTCCCTCTGTGGTTTCTATATCCAATCCTGCAAGCAGGTCTTGAATCTTACTATAATTTTTCGTCATAAAGTGTTGGTTTGCCCAGTCTTCTTCAATTCTCGGTTTTCCGAGCACTTCCAAAATATCATTGATCGTAAATGCTCCGCTTGAGATCAGCTTGTCTACTGGAGTTGCAATATCAAAAATATCAATATGCTTGACTGCCAGAGTCTCTATCTTCACATAATTTCCAGCTTTAAATCCTGTGTATCCATTTCTCTTTCGGTTGATCTCCTGCTGCAGCATCTTAATGAGCGGATCTATCACAAAGGTCAGAAGTTCATCAATCGCTTTCCCTGTATCCTGTACATCTCCTTTGGCCAGACTCGGTGGAAAAGAAAATGCTCTTGCTGTAAATTCAAAGATGTCATCAGCCAGAGACTTGATATCTCGTGTTGATTCTGTAGAATAAGTCTTTCCGCTTTCTGAAATATCCTGATATTCGTATCCGTCAAACAATGGCAACACCGCACTGTCGCTTTCAAAGAAGTTCTTAAAATGCGTGCTCATCAACTCCTGGAATGTTTCATCGAAATTCTCACTTTCCTGTGCAATTGCTCCAATATTCAGGATTCCCTTTTTTCCTCTTGATTTTTTATAGGCATCCTGCGCATATATCAGTAATTTTGAATACGTTTCATACATCCCATTTGTGAGATTCCTCATATTTTCTGAATTTAATTCGAAAAACATGACTTCCGACATTTCCCGTGTTTCAGACAATTCGTAACCGTCAAATGTGATCCCGCTGAATCTGTACTCCTTCAATGCCAGCACCTCTTTGCTGTAACTGTCTGCCACATAAATGTGATTGTTTACTTCTACCACAAGGCATTCATTGTTCCGGTACAGCTTGCCAATCAGCTTATTCATGAATGATGTTGCATTCTGGTTCTGATTTGGTTCGTAATTCCAAAGATAATACTCCTGTCCTTTTACTTCTTTCTTCTTGATATACGTTTTAAATTCGCATTTGCTGATGGCATTTGCAATTTTATTGACACAAGTCCAGAAAGCCAGCTCTCTCAGATATACTTCGTACATAGCACTCTGTACATCTTTATCTTTCATAATGTCATCCACTGTGATCCTTGTGGTACTGCTGCCTCCAAGTTTTTTGATCAACCAGTCTTTAATACTTAATTTCCTACGTTCACCCCCTTAATAACTGTAAACCTGTATTTTCGGTGTTGGTTTTGCCCGTTTCTGCGGCAGCACGTTTTCCACAGTCATCGCCGCTACAAATGGGTCTGTTTTTCTGCTTTTTCCTTCTATTTTTCCATATACATAATTTCCCATATCGGCATCATCCTCTTTTCCTGGTTTTCTTCCATGTCTGATTAGTTTTGCATTATTGGTGGCCCACCTTAATTCTGGAGCATCTCCCCACCGCAACCATTGATTTACAAAGCAGCTATCAATCAGAGGTGCCACTTTCATAATGTCTGATGGCCGGATCAGCTTCAGATTCTTATTCACTTTCATATCAAATCCTATTTCCTGCAGATATTTTCCGATCAATGCAAAACGGAAATCATCCAAGGCTAAAGCTTTGATATTGTATGTGCGTTTTGCTTCCTGTATATAATTTGTAAGCAATGACGGATGTATTTCCACGTCATCTACAAGCGTCAGTCTTCCGGAATCCGCCCATTCTTTCCATGGAGCCTTGATCCTCGGAATA